TAATAAAGTAATTAAGTTTTTAGAAGACCGGGCGGGTGTAACTGCTTTTGATTGGTATCCACCAGATACTGAAATTTCTAGTAGTACTACTAGTGCGACAACTAGTAAGTTAATAGATACTACTCAATATTTTACTAATAGGTATTTGAATACTACTGTTACAGATTCTGCAGCAGGAACGGCTACTGTTACAGCAATTGATAGTGCTACTACTTTATCTTTAAGTAGTGACCTTATGTCTAATCAAGAAACTTATACTATATACCCTTATAAGAAATATATTTGTAGTACATGGGAAGTAACTACACCTGTATTAGGGTATAAAAGCATATCTGCAACTTTTATTAGAGTATTTGAACCATAATGGCTGACAAGATTATAAGTGATATTAATAAGCTAGAACCTGGGGACTTAATCGATTTATTCGAATTAGATATGTCTACCGGGACGGCCCCATCTACAGAACCTATCTTTAGGTGGCACTCTGGTATAAACGAAAACTATCAAGAAATAGTATGGCAGGGGAATAGATATTCCTCTTTTCCTATTGAGGCAGACGGATTTGAATTTTCAGGAAAAGGATCAATTCCTAGACCTAAACTAACGGTAGCTAATATTACTACTTTATTATCTGGAGTTCTTTCAAGTTATGACGACTTAGTGGGTTCAAAAGTTACTAGGAAAAGAACTTTTGCTAAATATTTAGATGCTTACTGTTATACAGGAGGCTACCCTGCAGGAGGAACTTGCGCAGGAGAATCTGGAGGAGCACCTTTTAGTTTAAGTAAATCAGACTGTTTAGATGCAACAAAGAACGGTTCTGCAGGAACGTGGACAGCGTACACTTCTTCTAGTTGTGCGGCATCAAATAGTAACACAGGTATTTGGTATGCAAGTGCTTTAGAAGATGATGAAGCATATTTTGCAGAAGAAATATGGTATATAGATAGAAAGGCGGTAGAAACTAGAACGCATATAGAATTTGAATTAACAGCAGCTCATGATGTACATGGAGTTAAACTACCTGGAAGGTCAGTAATTGCTAATACTTGCCCATGGGCGTATAGAGGAGTAGAGTGTGGGTATAGTGGTTCTAATTATTGGAAAATAGATAATACATCTACTAGTACGGCCTCTGAAGATGTATGCGCCAAAACTTTTACAGCTTGTGAACTTAGATTCCCAGAACCTCAAGAAATCCGATTTGGTGGATTTCCAGGTGCAGGGATGAGTATGGGTTAATTCCGATGAAGTCGGAAACATTAGAAGAATTTAGAAAACATACTGAAGAAGAATTTCCAAGTGAAGCTTGCGGGTTAATTATAGTAACTTCCAAAGGAAAAGAAAAGTATTTTCGAGCAAAAAATTTATCCGAATCAGCAGACGAGCATTTTATATTAGACCCAATTAGTTATGCTGATGCAGAGGATACAGGAGAAATTATTGGTATTTGTCATTCGCATCCTAATGGAGGTTGTAGCCCTTCTGAAGGAGATAAAGTATCTTGTGAAACCACTAATAAACCTTGGCATATATTAAGTTGGCCAGGTAATAAACTATTTAGTTGGGAGCCTAATGGGTATGAAGCACCCTATATAGGAAGACATTTTTCTTATGGAGTTTTAGATTGTTGTACTTTGATAAAAGATATTTATAAAAAAGAATTAAATATCGATTTTTCGTGTCTTGCGGGTAAAGATGAGTGGTGGTTAAGAGGAGAGAATAGATACTTAGATAACTATAAAGAGCAAGGTTTTGTCCAAATAAAGGATGAAAACGATATACGAAAATACGATATATTTTTGATAAAATTAGTTTCACCTGTGCCTAACCATGCGGCACTTTTTATCGAAGATGACAAAATTATTCATCATGTACATGGTAGGTTATCAAATAGAGAACTATACGGAGGGTATTGGCGCAAGCATACTACTCATCAATTAAGGCACAAATCATTATGTTAAAACAAGTAACTCTTTATGGAGAATTAGCACAAAATTACGGACGAAATTGGTCTTTGGCTGTTAACTCGCCCTCAGAAGCTATGCAGGCTTTGGCAGCGAATAACCCTGGTTTTAGACATTTTGTATCTACATCTCATGAAAGAGGTGTAGGTTATAAAGTAATGGTTGGTAAGACCTACTTAGAAGAAGACAAAGAAATTTATGACCCTACAGGTAAACAAGAGATAAAAATTGTACCTGTTGTACTCGGAGCAAAGAAAGGTGGTTTAGGAAAAGTAATACTGGGAATAGGATTAATGGTAGCAGCTCCTTGGTTAGTTTCTAGTGTTGCTGCTACAGGAGCGATAGGTGGAGCAACTTTAGGAGCTTCCCTACATGGTACTTTGGCTATTGGAGCGGGGGCGGGAGCTAGCGCTTTAGGAACAGCAGTAGGAAGTATGGCAATGCAAATGGGCTCTTCTCTATTAATGGGAGGTATAGCACAATTATTAGCTCCTACTCCAGAACCTGCTGCTGACGAAAATGAGAATTATAGTTTTAATGGTGTATTAAACACTACTAAACAAGGGGTTGCAATCCCATTATGTTATGGACAAGTTATGGTTGGTGGAGCCGTAATTAGTGCTGGAATGAAAGCGGAAGATTACTAATGAGTGAAAGTGAATGGATTAGAGGTTCTGGAGGTGGTAAAGGAGAAGGCGGAGGAAGTAGCTCCCCTAAGGAAGACGATAATACTTTATTTTCCGCTTCTAAAGCTAGGGTAATTGACTTAGTATCTGAGGGTGAAATTGTTGGATTAATTAATGGAGCAAAATCTATTTTTGTAGACCAAACTCCTTTACAAGACGCAAGTGGTACTTATAACTATGATGACTTTTCTTACACTACAAGAGAGGGAACAAACTCTCAAACTTCTATTCCTGGATTTGAGGGAACACAGAGTACTACCGAAATTAATGTAGAAGTAAAGTTGGGGTCACCAGGGCCTATAATACGTACTTTTACTTCTAGTGTAGTAGACGCAGTTAGAGTAACTTTGTATGTTAATGCTTTAACTGATATAAATAATGATGAAAGTACTTTACACGGCTCTTCTGTAAGTTATAAAATATATTTAAGACCAGGTAGTGATAGTTGGTACATGGCAAAAGAGCACTCTATTAGTGGTAAAACTACTACTAAGTATGAAAGGTCATACAGACTTGATATACCTGCTGCATGGAAATCTGCAGGGTTTAGTCAAATTTCTATAAAAGTAGAAAGAACAACAGCTGACGCTACTAGTTCTAAGGTAACTAATAATTTATATTTTGGTTCGTATACTCAAATAATTGATAATAGATTAACATACCCTAATAGTGCTTTAATAGCTACACAAATAGACTCTAGACAATTTGATAGTATACCTTCAAGAGGGTATGAGATTAAAGGAGTGAAAGTAAGAGTCCCTAGTAACTATACTGCTTATGACCCTGGACACTGCTCCTTAGGAGGATATAGAAGAAAAGATACCTGTGGGGCAGCCGGAGGAACATGGACAGGTACTTTAGTTAATACAAATTTATATGATGGAACTTGGGACGGTACATTTGATACTGAGTGGACTTGTAACCCTGCCTGGATACTATATGACTTAGCTACAGAAAATAGATATGGGTTAGGAAGATGGCTATCTTCTAATCAAATAGATAAATGGGCATTATATGAAATAGCTAAGTATTGTGACGCTGTAAATAACCAGGGGAACTTTATAGGAGTTGATGACGGTTGGGGTAATAAGGAGGCCAGATTTACTTGTAACTTATATTTACAATCTTCTGAAGAAGCTTACAAAGTTGTTGGTGATATAGCCTCAACTTTTAGAGGGATGTTATACTGGCAACAAGGTATGATAACAGCGGTTCAAGATGCTCCAAAAGACCCAATAATGAATTTTAGTGAGGCTAACGTAATTGACGGCTTGTTTACTTATGAGGGAACTTCTCGTAAACAAAGACATAATGTAGCTTTAGTTACATGGAATAACCCAGAAGACTTATACAAACAGAATGTAGAGTATGTAGAAGACGCCGCAGGAATTGTGGCTGCTAATAACCAAATCTTTTCGAAAAGTGTGAGAGCGGTAGGGTGCACTTCCCAATCTCAAGCACGTAGAATAGGTAAATGGCTTTTATATACTGAAAAGCATGAAACTGAAACTATAACTTTTAAGACAGGTATGGAAGGAGCAGGAGTTCGTCCTGGAGATTTGATAAAAGTAGCAGACCCTTCTAGAGCAGGAGTTAGATACGGGGGAAGAGTTGCAGCGGGTAGTACTACTAGTCTTATTAAATTAGATTCTTCTACACCAGTGACTGGGGGTACTTGTAGTAATGTTTCATATACTACTAAAGCAACTTGTGTAGCAGCATCAGCTACTTGGACAGATGGTCCAGTATATAACTTAGCTTTAATTAATGCGGAAGCAGCTTGTGTACGTAATGGTATAAAAAGAACAACAATAACTAGTACTACTACTAGTGCAGCGGCTAATAAGCTTATAGATACTAGTCAATATTTTGCCAATAGTCTTTTAGGTACTACTATTACGGATTCTGCGGCAGGTACTGCAACAGTTACTGCTGTTGATAGTACAACTCAATTAACTTTAAGTAGTGACATAATGGCTAGTGGTGAATCTTACACTTACCAAATTACTGGACAAGAAGCTTGTTTAAATGACAATGTAGACAATGAATGGAAACCTTTCACTTGGGTAGAAACTAGAGCTATATCAGAAGATGGGACGTGGGATGCTGCTTCAACAACTCTTACTCAAATAAGTTTTGACGATAGTTTTACTAATACTCCTACTCCTCAATTTATGTGGATTTTGGAAGAAATGGGTAATGTAGAAGCTCAAGATTTTAGAGTTTTATCACTAAGAGAGTCCGAGGCGAATATGGTAGAAATAAGTGCATTAAAGTACCATGTTGCTAAATTTAATTTAATTGAAGAAGATATAGCATTTTCAGCTAAGTCTACTAGTAGTTTACCTGACCCATCAGAAAAGGTTCCAGAACCAGGTAACTTAGCAATATCGGAAGAATTATATTTAGATTCTAGAAATACACTTAAGAACAGGGCAACATTTAGTTGGACTGCTCCAGTAAATGCAGGTACGACTGTTTTATACCCTTATACTGCGAGCTATTATGTTGAATGGCGTAGAACTGACCCAATATCTAATTGGTATTCGCTAGGAGAAACAACTGCTACAAGTATGGTTATTGAAGACGCACCAGCAGGAACTTTAGAGTTTCGAGTAAAAACTAGGAGGATATACTAATGGCTAATATATTTTCAAGATTTGCCACTAAGTCGGCTACGCTACTAGGGAAAGTAGCGCCTCCTTCAGATGTGGTTTTTAATGTTCCTGTAATTAGACCTAGCGCTAATGCTATATATTTTAGTTGGCCAGATATAACGGATGTAGACTTTAAAGAGTATGTAATTCAAAAAGCACCAAGTGGTGGTGGATGGGAGACTACTTTATCTAGTAATACAGAAGTATTTAGAGGGAAAAATAATAATTGGTTATATACTGCAGATACTATTTCTTTGGGAGGGATGACTTTTCTTATTAAAGCAGTAGATACCTCAGGAGTATATTCTACTAATGCGACTTCTCGTACAGTAACTATAGCAGCAGCAAGTTGGTCATCACAAGTTATATCTCATACAATTGAAGATGGGCATTTAACAATAACCTGGCCTTCTCCAGCAAATAGTCAATTTGATATCGCTAGTTACCAAGTTAAATACCAAACAGGTAATTCTAGTACTAGTTGGAGTGGTGCAGTAGCAACAGGACATGGAACTACAGAAGAAGTATTTAACCCAGCTAATACAATAACTTTTCCTGTAACTTGGGGAACAGGAGTAGAAGGTACTTCTACCTCTTATAGAACATTTATTGTTAAAGCATTAGACTCTGTAGGAAATGAATCCGGAAATGAGATTTCTAAATCCATTCAAATAAATCCTCCTGCTGTACTAGCTGTTGCTCACCAATTTATTCAAAATGATGAAGGAACAAAAGTAGATGCTAGAGTATTTTGGACTGCACCTACTATTAGTGCTTCTCAATTACCGATAGCACATTATAAGGTATTTTATCAAGACCGTACAACAGGGGAAGACCCAACTCTATTCATTAACAGAGGAGGCGCTTATTTATCTGAATTAGGAACTACAGAGTTTAAGCAAGAAGTAGACTGGGGGCCTACTGTTTCTAATGATAATGGGGTCATTCTTTCGACTTCAGGTAACTCTGATGATATTAGAAGATATTGGGTAGTTCCTGTGGATTTAGCAGGAAACTGGGGGGTAGCTACTACAGTTGGAGTAGAAGGGGGAGACTACCTGCCAGATATAGAAGATGTCACAGTAACTAGGCCTAATGCCCCTACTGGATTAACTATTAGTAATTATTCTACAAAATCTTCAAATGGAGTTGTAGAAGTAACCTGGACTCTTCCAGTAATTACTACTGCACCTATTACAAGTTTTAGAATATTTTGGGAAATACCTTTTTGGGTAGCAGCAACAAGTAAACTTAATTCTACTAGTGCATACGCAGGTAGAACAGGGGGAGAAAAGAACTCTAAAGGAGGTACGGCATCAAAGTATTCTACTCCAGTAAATTGGGGACCAACTCAGACAAATGTGACTGGAGAAAGTTCTAGGACTATTTATTTGGTAGCTTATGATTCTATAGGTAATATATCTTTACCTGTAGGAATATCTGTTCCAGTAACAAATCCTAATCAAATTATTGCGGGTTCTTTGACTGCACAAGTTATTGATAATAATGTTATTTTAAGGTGGACAGACCCCGCGGCAACTTCCTTGCCTCTGCACAGTTATGATATTTATAGATGTCCTGCAGCAGGAACTTGTAGTGTTACAGACTATGGTACAACAGCTACTTATATTACTAACGTGGGTCTTACAAATACTTATTCTTTCTTTGAAACAGCGTCTGGAACTTACAAGTATTTTGTAAGAACTAAAGATTTAGCAGGTAATTATTCAACACCTCAATCTCTTGCGGTAGCAGTTAGTGAACCTAGAGATTTCGAAGTACTAAATGAAGTTCTTTCTAAATATAATACACCAGCGTTAACAGCGGGTTATTGTAGTGGAGGGGTATACAACAATGAAACTGACTGCGAGAACAATGGGCACAGTTGGATAGAAGCATCTTTGGCTACATGGACTAATATTGAAGATGAAAGTGGAACTACGGCAGTATTGCCTATTAATACTATTGAAACTTGGCAACAACATTTTGTTAATAATAGCTGGGATCATCCTTCTGACCAAGTAGCTGCAGGATACGCCTACTTTTTTAAACCAGAGGCTACAGCTCTTTATTGGCAAAGATGGGATATGGGAACAGCAATAGACACCGCTACTATAACTTTGACTACAACTGCAGAAGATACAGTAGCCGCAGTAGCTACTACTCCAACTTTATACTACACTAATAGTGAGTCGGATTTTGAGAGAACTATTACTGACGTTACGGGGTGGACCGCAGGAACAGCAGGTAATACCTCTTTATTAGCTAATACTTTTAGGTACGTAAAAGTAAAGATAGAGTATAATGGGTCTACAAACAAAGGATTCAAAGAAATTAGTCAGCAAAAAATATCTTTAGGGCTTGGAACGGTTAGAGACCAAGCGACTGCAGACGTGGCTATTTCATGGGCAAACAGAGCAGTAGGAGCTACAGTTACTTTTAATAAAACATTTACAGATGTTAATAGTATAACTGTATCACCTAAATATCTTTCAGCAGGAAATAACAATGGAAGTGGTAGACAAAATACCGCTATTTACGATTTTACAGATGTAGCTAACCCTACAACTTTCAAAGTGTACCTATTAGACGCGCAAGAGGGAACTTTTGCAGATGGGTCATTTACATGGCAAGCAACAGGAGTTTAAACAACTATGGCATATACAGCAGCAAATTGGGTTTCCACCAGTGACCCTAAATTAGCATCTACTTATTCCGATGTATTAATACATATTAGAAGAAGAGATGAAGACGTGGCTAGACAATTTAATGATGATGATAACACAGAATTAGCGTCTAACTGGGTAGAGGGAACTATACGTTGGGACGGAACCAACAAAAAATGGTTAATTAGGAATGACGATCCTGCGTGGGAAGACCTGGTAACATCAGGTACTCAATACGCAATAGACGTAGCAACAGTAGTGGGTTGCGCCCCTAGTAATAACGCAGGTACAAGTAACTTGCCTAGAAATAATAATGCACTACAAAGCAATTTAGTAGCACACTACTTAGGGGCAGCAAATCAAGGTGATTCCTTTTTTAGAGATGCAACTAATCTTAATGCAGGAACAGTAAACGATGCTCGTTTACCTGCATCAATAAGTTCTAATATTACGGGTAACGCAGCAACTGTTACAGCAGCAGTAGATACTTCAAGTACTGCCGCTATTTTTCCGTTATTTTCGGTAGCAGCATCGGGCTCTGTAGGAACTTTAACGGCTACAGGACTTACATATAAGCCTAGTACTGGTGAACTTACTGCCGTAACATTTCTTGGAAGTGGAGCTTCATTAACAGGTATCGGCCCAAATATTGCAACATCAATCGCAACTAAACAAGCCACATTAGTTAACATAGCTGACGCTACAACAGCTAATGGTTATGGCGCAAGAACAATCACTACTGGAAACGCCACAGGCGGTTCTAATGGTGATATTCATTATAAATATTAAAATATCATGCCTATTAGTGTAAAAGACGGTGGAACTTGGAGAACCCCCACAGATATTCGGGTTAAGAAAGACGGTACCTGGGAAAGAATTAAAAAAGTTCAAATAAAAGAAGGCGGGAGCTGGAGAGACGCATTTCGTAGTGTGTGGTCCTATACTTTTACATCTAATACTAACCAAGTAGACTTAGATACTTTATCAGGTATTGATAAGTTCATGGATGTTGAAATCACTATTAATAGTGGAGTTTATATTTATTCTAATAATGCTGGTACTCCTGCTTTTAAAACTGGTAGCGGGTATGGTGGTACATTAACAATTATTA